GGACCCGATGCAAAGAAAATGTTTACAGACAAAGTTGTACCAATATCGGTTAACTATCCATTCTTCTTTAAACCAATACAGGACGGAATGGACCGACCCAAAACAGAACTCGCATACAGGGTACCCGCTTCAAAGTTCACCAGAAGGAAGCTCGATTCAAATGCCAAGCCAGAAGAAATCGTTGGTCTCGACACCACGGTCGACTGGAAAAACACGGGAGACAACTCGTACGATGGGGAAAAACTAAAGCTATTAGTACACGACGAGAGCGGTAAGTGGGAAAGGCCTACTAACATACTTAACAACTGGCGAGTAACTAAAACTTGTTTGAGATTAGGTAGTCGCGTTATTGGTAAGTGTATGATGGGATCAACATCAAACGCTTTAGACAAAGGCGGTAAAAACTTTAAAAAATTATACGATAGTTCTGACGTAGCAAATAGGAACAAGAATGGTCAAACAAAAAGCGGTTTATATAAACTGTTCATACCGATGGAATGGAACTATGAAGGTTTTATTGATCAATACGGTTGGCCGGTATTTGAAACACCGAAGAAAGAAATTATAGGGCCTCAAGGTGATGTTATAGAAGAAGGTGTTATTAATCATTGGGAAAATGAAGTAGAGGGTTTAAAAGATGACGCAGACGCATTAAACGAATATTACCGTCAATTCCCAAGAACAGAACAACACGCATTCAGAGATGAATCAAAGCAATCTATATTTAACTTAACAAAAATCTATCAACAGATAGATTACAACGAAGAGTTAAAAAACAGTACGATGGTTACGCAGGGTAACTTTCAATGGAAAAATGGTATTAAAGATACTGAAGTTATGTTCTACCCCAATAAAGACGGTAGGTTTTATATAACTTGGGTGCCAAACCAAGAACAACAAAATCATATAATAATAAAAAATGGTATCAAATATCCTGGAAACGAGCATATTGGGGCTTTTGGTTGTGACAGTTATGATATTAGTGGCGTTGTGGGCGGTGGAGGTTCTAACGGAGCACTTCACGGATTAACAAAGTTTTCAATGTCTGACGCCCCACCTAATCATTTTTTCTTAGAGTATATTGCAAGGCCCTCAACGGCCGAAATGTTTTTCGAAGATGTATTGATGGCTATGGTTTTTTACGGTATGCCTATACTTGCTGAGAATAACAAACCGCGATTACTTTATTATATAAAAAGAAGAGGCTATAGAGGCTTTAGCATTAATAGACCAGACAGAACATATAATAAGTTATCAGTAGCGGAAAGAGAAGTAGGTGGAATACCTAATTCAAGTGAGGATATAAAACAAGCGCACGCATCCGCCATTGAAACATACATAGAGGATTTTGTAGGAGAGAAGGTAGATGGTTACGGTGATGTTTATTTACAAAGAACATTGCAAGACTGGGCTAAGTTTGATATAAATAACAGAACAAAGCATGATGCATCTATAAGCTCAGGCTTGGCTTTAATGGCTTGTAACAAACATAGGTACACGCCTAAGTCTACTATAGAAAGAAAAGTTTATTCTTTAGGATTTAAAAAATACAATAACGAGGGAACTACTTCAAAAATAATATAATAAATGAATGTAAGTACGAATACTAATAGCCCATTTCCTGACCAGGTAGTTAGCGATGCTGAAAAAGCTACGCTAGAATATGGATTGCAGGTATCAAGAGCTATTGAGCAGGAGTGGTTTAACTATGGCGGTGCCGGGTCGAACAGATATGCTGCTAATTGGAATAACTTTCATAACCTTCGGTTATATGCTAGAGGAGAACAAAGTGTACAGAAGTACAAAGATGAATTAGCTATTAATGGCGATTTGTCTTATCTTAATTTAGACTGGAAGCCAGTTCCAATACTTTCAAAGTTTTCAAATATTGTTGCTAATGGTATTACACAGAAACAATACGATATAACTTCGTATTCACAAGATCCTGAGTCCTTAAAGAAAAGAACAGATTATGCTGACAACATACTGTTTGACATGCTGACAAAAAAAGCCCGAGCCCAAGCTAGCTCTGTTATACCTATGGACTTAAGTAGATCAGGCATGCAGGAGTCTGAGCTGCCGGAATCAATGGAAGAACGGGATTTGCACATGCAGCTTAAGTACAAGCCCGCTATAGAAATAGCAGAAGAGGAAGCTATTAATACGGTGCTAGCTACAAATGAGTACCACTTGACTAGAGCTAGAGTTAATCAAGATCTAGTTAATATAGGAATAGGCATGACTAAAACGTCATTCAATCCAGCAGAAGGTATTGTGGTCGATTACGTGGACCCTGCTTATTGCGTATGGTCATATACAGAGGACCCAAACTTTGACGATATATATTATGTAGGCGAAGTTAAATCTATAACAATACCAGAGCTTAAAAAAGAATTTCCTAATATATCTAATGAGGAATTAGAGCGTATACAGAAGTCCCCTGGTAATCGTAGATTAATAAGGGGGTTTGAAAATTACGACTACAACACGGTGCAGGTATTATACTTTGAATACAAGACTTATACGGATCAAGTATTTAAAATAAAGAAAACAGATAATGGCTTAGAAAAAGCTATTGAAAAAACCGATCAGTTTAATCCTCCGGCAAATGATAATTTTGACAGAGTATCGAGATCAATAGAGGTATTATACGAAGGAGCTAAAGTAGTGGGTACTGACCTTATGCTTAAATGGGAATTGTCTGAGAATATGACAAGACCGCTAGCTGATACTACAAAGGTTGAAATGAGTTACTCTATAGCAGCGCCTAGAATGTACAAAGGAGTTATACAGTCGCTTATAAGCAAATGTATTGGATTTGCCGATGTTATACAATTGACGCATTTAAAAATTCAACAGGTGCTATCTAGAATGGTCCCTGATGGTGTATTCTTAGATGTCGACGGCTTAGCCGAGGTTGATTTAGGTAACGGCACAAATTATAATCCTCAGGAAGCATTGAATATGTATTTCCAAACGGGATCTGTTGTTGGTAGATCAATGACGCAAGAAGGAGATATGAACAGAGGCAAAGTGCCTATACAAGAATTATCCAGCTCATCTGGAATAGGTAAAATACAAGCATTGATTACTGCATACAATTACAATATGCAAATGATTAGAGATGTAACCGGTTTAAATGAAGCGCGTGACGGTAGTATGCCTGATGCCAATGCTTTGGTAGGGTTGCAAAAAATGGCAGCTAATACATCTAATACAGCTACAAAGCACTTGCAAGATGCTAGTATACAATTAACGCTAAGCACCTGCGAGAACATATCATTAAAAATAAGTGATGTATTAAATTTCCCGCTTACTAAGAATTCTTTAATGAATAGCGTATCTACGTTTAATGTAGAAACATTGAAAGAAATAGAGAACCTTAACTTACACGACTTTGGTATATTTTTAGAAATGGAACCAGACGATGAAGAAAAAGCCGAGCTTCAAAAGAACATACAAATTGCTTTGCAAACAAAAGAAATCGATATTGAAGACTCGATAGATATTAGCCAGATCAAAAACCTTAAGTTAGCAAATGAAATGCTAAAACTTAAGCGTAAAAAGAAAAAAGAAAGAGAGCAGGCTTTAGTTCAGCAAAATATTCAGGCTCAGGCTCAAGCAAATGCGCAGTCTGCCGAAAAAGCGGCAATGGCCGAGGTTCAAAAGCAACAAGCACTAACAGCTGAAAAAGTTGCAATAGAACAGGCTAAATCTAACTTTGAAATGCAAAGAATGCAAACCGAAGCGCAGATTAAAAAAGAATTAATGGCCACAGAGTTTCAATACAACTTGCAGCTTGCTCAAATGAAAGCTCAAGAAACAAAAGCTAAAGATGCGCAAATAGAGGATCGCAAGGACAAAAGAATTGAGAAAGAGGGGTCACAACAAAGTCAGCTAATAGAGCAAAGACAAACGCAGGGATTGCCTAAAGATTTTGAATCAGCTGGCAATGACAATTTAGGTGGATTTGATTTATCTCAATTTAACCCCCAATAAGTACGTATTTAATAATTATATAATATCATATCATGAACGAAAAAACAGAAGGATCTTTTAAGATCAAATCCAAACCTAAGCTAACAGACGAGCAATTAGCTGCTAAGAACAAAGAGCCGCTAATAGATGTCCCGAGCAATGTAACAAAAGTAATAATTCCTAAAGAAAACGAAAATGAAGTACAAGAGCCAATCAGCAATGAAGAAGAAGCCGAAGCAGTCGAAGCCGTTGAGCCAGTCATCAAAGAAATCACCGAAGAAAGTGATCCGCAAAAAGAAGTAGCACAGCCGGAACCTGTATTAGCACAGCCTGAATTACCAGAAAGCGTTAACAAGCTTGTGGATTTTATGCGCGATACCGGTGGCACGATGCAGGATTACATTAGGTTAAACACCAACTATGACGAAGTAGATCGCGATGTGTTGGTTAAAGAATACTACAAAAGTACTAAACCACATTTGAGCGCAGAAGAAATCGATTTTATGATTGATGACAGCTTTGCATTTGATGAGGATATAGATGAGGAGCGAGACATCCGAAGAAAAAAACTCGCATATAAAGAAGAGGTTGCAAAAGCCCGTAAGTTTTTAGATGATACTAAAAATAAGTATTACGATGAGGTCAAGTTGAACTCACCTAGCTTATCTCAGGATCAACAAAAAGCATCGGACTTTTTTAATCGATATAAAGAGGACCAGGAAAGAAACGCTGCAAACCACGAAAAGTTTAAAGCCAACACTAATCAATTACTTAACGAAGATTTCGAAGGTTTCGATTTTGACTTAGGGGATAAAAAGTTTAGATATGGCGTACAAAACGCTTCGCAGGTAGCACAAAAACAATCAGACATCAGCAATTTTATAGGGAAGTTCCTTGGCAAAGATGGTATGATTGAAGATACCGCAGGGTATCACAAAGC